AAACAGAAGAAGTATTTGAAAACGAACAGTAATCAATTATCTTTGTATCTGTGAAGAAGACTCTCCTTGTAGACGGCAATAACCTGTTTAAAATTGGTTTCCATGGTGTGAAAGACTATTTCCACAATGGAAACCATATTGGAGGTCTTTTCCATTTTATTAATACCCTTAGAAAGTTAATCGATGAACACAACTTTGATAAGGTTGTTGTTTTTTGGGATGGTGAGGAGTCTCGCTCACAAAGAGAGGTACTTTATCCGAAATATAAAATGAACCGAAGACTAACGTTTGAGGACCCCATATATATTTCTTATTTGTACCAAAAAAACAGAGTAAAACAATATTTGGAGGAAATGTACGTCAGACAACTTGAAGTCCAAGGAATCGAAGCTGACGACTTAATGGCTGAGTATTGTAAAATATCTGAAAATGAAGAAAAATTGATTTTCTCAGGTGACCGAGACCTCACCCAACTAATTTCTGAAAAAGTATCTGTATATTCACCAAATTTAAGAGCAACCTTTAAAAACGGAGACAAAATCAAATTAAATGATTTTGAATTTCCCCACTATAATATTTTAACCCTAAAAATTATGATGGGAGATAAATCCGATAACATTGAAGGTATCCAATCTCTTGGTGAAAAGACCCTTGTTAAATTATTTCCTGAAGTGCTTGAAAGAAAAGTTACTTATCAAGAAATTTTGGATAAGTCGGAAATACTTTTGAAAGAACAAAAAGATAACACAACTTTGAAAAATATTTTGACTGGTAAGACAAAATCAGGTATATTTGAAAAAGAGTATTATCAGATAAATGAAAAGATTGTTGATTTATCTAACCCATTATTGAATGATGAGGCGATTGAACAGGTTGGATTAGTTTATTCTGAAAAATTGGACACAGATGGTAGAAGTTATAAGAATCTAATCGAGTTTATGGTGGCTGACGGGATTTTTAAATTTCTTCCAAAAACAGACGACGCATGGACATATTTTATCACACCATTTTTAAAGTTAACAAGAAAAGAAAAAAGTAAAACAAAGTAAAATTTTTATGAAAGAGCAAAATGTAGATTTAACTAAGTTGGAGTTCCTTATGACAGTGAACGATAACTTCATCGTTCAACGTTACTTCAACGTTAAGGATTACAACCCAAAGGCAAAAAACTCAGTAGAGCTTTTGGATTTATTAAATGAATTTGTTGGTAATATGAAACAACACCTAAAGATGAAGAGTGTTTCTTATATGTCTGACAATCAGTATGAAATTATGGAGAACCCCGAGGTTCTTGAGACATCTTTTACAGATGGTCCAGAGGTGTTTAATTTGTATTTAAAGTATAATGGTAACATTATGTATCACTACACTTTTGACGCTAAGCCATACCCTCCTAAAGTTCGTTATACTGTGGATATTCGCCCATATTTGAAGGGTGTTCTATCAAATCTTACTGAGGTTTTCTCATCAAAAAATTTAACTTACAATTTGATGAATTACTCACTAGTCTAACAATATTTAATAAAAAAAGACTAGAATGGCTGACAAAAATTTTGATTATTTAGGGAACATATTCCAGCAACAACTTATCAATCAAATCGTAGTTGATAAGAACTTTGCCCACTCGATTTTGGAAGTAATCGACTCCAATTATTTTGAAAACAAGTATTACAAAATCATTATGCAGATGATTAAGGAATACTATAAAAAGTTCGATTGTCCTCCAACCTATGACACTTTAAATCAAATTGTTAAGTCAGAGATTACCCAAGAGCTGATGTTAAAAATCACATTGGACACACTTAATGAAGTTAAGAATGTATCTGATGAGGGTTCACTTTTCGTACAAGAAAAGGCACTTAAATTCTGTAAGCAACAAGAGCTTCAGAAGGTAATGACAAAGGCTCAAAAGATTATTGACGGAGGAGAATTTGAAAACTATGACGCCCTTGAAGAAATGGTTCGAGAGGCCCTTCAGGTTGGTGTCATAGAGAAGGACACTGGCGATGTATTTGAGAATTTGGACCAAGTTCTTGAGGAAGATTATCGTCACCCAATTCCAATTGGAATACCAGGTATAGATAATCTTTTGAAGGGTGGTCTTGCAAAAGGTGAAATTGGAGTTATATTAGCACCCACAGGTGTTGGTAAGACGAGTCTAACAACAAAGTTTGCTAACCACGCTTTTAATATGGGATTTAATGTGTTACAGATATTCTTTGAGGACAACCCAAAGATTATTCAAAGAAAACACTTTACCCTTTGGACTGGAATTGCTCCTGACCTTCTTGGAGAACACAAAGAAGAGGTTATGAAAAAAGTAACCGAAGTTCAAGATAAGATGAAGAACAAACTTATTCTTAAAAAACTTCCATCAGATACTTTGACTATGGGTCAAATAAAAAACCAAATCAGAAAGATGATTGCCGATGGGATTAAGATTGATGTTATTATCTTGGATTACATTGATTGTGTAACACCTGAGAAGATGATGGACGATGAATGGAAGAGTGAAGGTTCTGTAATGAGAGCATTTGAAGCGATGTGTCACGAACTAAACATAGCAGGTTGGACGGCAACACAAGGTAACAGAAGTTCAATTTCATCTGAAGTTGTAACAACTGACCAAATGGGAGGTTCAATTAAGAAGGCTCAAGTAGGTCACGTTATTATATCGGTAGCAAAAACACTACAACAAAAAGAACTTAAACTCGCAACAATTGCAATTACAAAGTCCCGTATAGGTAAGGATGGAGTAATCTTCGAGAACTGTAAATTTGACAATGAATTACTTTTAATTGATACAGAAAGTTCAATGACAATGCTCGGGTTTGAAGAAAACAAGGAACAGAAAAATAGAGATAGAATTCGTGAAATTCTAGATAGAAAGAAACAACAAACAGTATAATTATTAAAAAACAAGATTACTTATTATGGAAAAAATATTGGTAGAAAATCCAAATCGTTTCGTTATCTTTCCGATTGAACACAACGACATATGGGAATATTATAAGATGCACCAAGCCGCATTTTGGACGGCAGAAGAGGTGGATTTGTCGGGTGACATTCGTGATTGGGAGAACCTTTCAGAGAATGAACAATACTTTGTTAAGAATGTATTGTCGTTTTTTGCGGCATCAGATGGAATCGTTAACGAAAATTTGGCCGAAAACTTCTACCGTGAAGTACAATACCCCGAGGCAAAATTCTTTTACGGAATGCAACTTGCAATGGAGAATATCCATAGTCTAATGTATTCACTTTTGATTGACACTTATGTCTCAAACCCAAATGAGAAGGACGAATGTTTCCACGCAATTGATAGATTGCCGGCCGTTCAGAAGAAAGCTAAGTGGGCTCTTGATTGGATTACAAACGCATCTTTCCAAGAAAGACTTGTGGCATTTGCGGCAGTAGAAGGTATCTTCTTTTCAGGTTCATTCTGTTCAATCTTTTGGTTAAAATCAAGAGGTATTATGCAAGGTTTGTGTAATGCAAATTCACTAATATTCAAAGATGAAAACCTACACTGTGACTTTGCAATTCACCTTTTGAATAACCATATAGAAAACAAACCAAGTGAAAAGAGAATTAAAGAAATTCTATTGTCAGCACTTGAAATTGAGAAAGAATTTATTACAGAGTCTCTTCCAGTTTCTCTTATTGGAATGAATTCTAATTTGATGAAACAATACCTTGAGTTTGTTGTTGATGGACTCCTTGTTAAATTTGGATGTAAAAAACAATTTAATGTTGAACAACCATTTAAATTTATGGAACAAATCGCAGTTGAAACAAAGGGTAATTTCTTTGAGTCAAGGACTGTTGAGTATCAGAAAGCAAAACTTAATGAAACCCTCTCCTTTACGGATGACTTTTAATTGATTATCTTTTTAAACTATGATGTCACTAAAAATAAAAAAACGTAGTGGGGAAGATGCGTCTTTCAACCCACAGAAAATATATAATAGAATTAAAAGAGCTGCTAAAGGACTCAACATTAATTCTGATGAGATTTTTATTAAGGTAATAACTTCAGTCCCAACTGAAGGGGAGATTACAACAAAAGAACTTGATAAGTTAATCTACGAGATTGCTGCGGCATTTACGGGTAGTCACCACGATTACTCACGACTTGCATCATCTGTAGCGATTTCAGCTTATCATAAAGAGACTGACCCAAGTTTCTCTAATACTATGATGACCCTTTATAATGAAGGAATTGTAAATGATGAGTTCATTAATATGATTAATACTTACGGACCGAGTAATATCGATGAAGTAATTAATCACGATAATGATTATAACTTTGACTACTTTGCTTGGCGCTCATTACAAGAGATGTATCTTTTGAAATTACCAACAGGTAAAACAATTGAAAGACCTCAGCATATGTATATGCGTGTGGCTATTTGGGTAACTAAATCATTTGAGCAAGCGGTTGAATATTACAAGTCGTTATCAAGTCAACTTATTTCACCAGCAACACCAATTATGATTAACGCTGGTACAAAAATTCCACAACTTGCTTCTTGTGTATTACATTACAATGATGCTGATTCTCGCGAAGGTCTTTTGAATACTATGAGAGATATTTCTACATACTCATCAGATGCTGCAGGTATTGGACTATCTATGTCAAATATTCGTAGTAAGGAAAGTCGTATTACATCCTCAGGTGGATTTGCCGGTGGACTTTTGAAATATTTGAAGATTGTTAATGAGTCACTTAGATTCTTTAACCAACAAGGTCGTCGTCCTGGTTCTGCGGCAATTTACTTGGAACCTTGGCACAAAGACATCTTTGACCTACTTGATATTAAAAAGAATACAGGTGCTGAAGAACTTAGAGCAAGAGATTTGTTCACCGCTCTTTGGATTCCTGACAACTTTATGAATGCTGTTAGAAGTAATGATGATTGGTATTTGTTTTGTCCTAACGATATTAAGAAGGCCGGAGTGAAGGCGCTTCAAGAATGTTTTGGAGACGAATACGAGGAAAACTATAATAAAGCGATATCACTCGGAATCGGAAAAAAGGTTAAGGCTCAAGAAATTTGGAACAAGATTATTGAATCCCAAATTGAAACTGGCGTTCCTTATCTTTGTGCAAAAGACAGCGCAAACAGAAAAACAAATCATCAAAACATTGGTGTAATTAAACAATCTAACCTTTGTAATGAGATTTACCAATACACTGATGAGAATACAACGGCAATTTGTACTCTGTCATCTATGGTGTTGAAAAACTTCATTAAAGATGGAGCGTTTGACCACCAACTACTATATAATGAAACTCGTAAGGTTGTAAGAGCCCTTAACAAAGTTGTTGACATTAACAACTACTCAACCGAGAAAGGTAGAAAGGGTGGACTCGAACAAAGAGCAATTGCGATTGGAACTCAAGGACTTGCCGATGTATTCTATTTGATGGATTATATTTTTACATCAGAGGAGGCTCGCAAACTGAATAAAGAAATATTTGAAACAATTTATTTTGCAGCAGTAACTGAAAGTTGCACATTATGTAAGTCAGGTGAATATGAACCATATAGTTATTTCAACGACTCACCAATGTCTAAAGGAGATTTCCAATTTGATATGTGGGGACTTAATGAAGATAACTTATCAGGTAGATGGAATTGGACTTCATTAAAAGAAGAAGTTAAGGACTATGGTGTATGTAACTCATTGTTTACCGCTCAAATGCCAGTGGCTTCTTCGGCTAAGATTACAGGTTCATATGAAATGACAGAACCAGCCCACTCGGCAATCTGTAACAGAAGAGTTGTTGGAGGAGAGATTATGATTGTTAACAAGTATTTGATTAACGATTTTGAAAAGATTGGAATTTGGGGCGAAGACCTAAAGAACGAAATTATTCTAAATGAAGGTTCAGTTCAGGGCATTAACTTCAACAATTATCTTGACCCTGAAGATAGGAACTATAATAAGAAGGTTAAAAGAATTGAACACTTGATTCCAAAGTATAGAACAATATGGGAAATTTCTCAGAAAGAATTGATTGAAATGGCGGCTGATAGAGCACCATTTATCGACCAATCTCAGTCAATGAATATCTATATGGGTAATCCAACACTGTCAAAGATTTCATCATCTCACTTCTATGGTTGGGAAAAGGGACTAAAGACACTTTGTTACTATGTTAGAACAAAGGCAATTTCAACGGGGGCAAAACACTTGGCAGTTGACATATCAAAAATTAAAAAACCAAATGTTACACCCGAACCACCAAAGGTTGATTATTCATCAATGAACCTACCACCAAAACCTGAGAATAGCGAATTTGATTGTTTTGGATGTTCATCATAAAAATAAATCCCGAGAAATCGGGATTTTAAATTTATAACTATGTCAGTATTAAACGAAAATATAGATTTATTTAAATGTTTAGTTAGGGTTTCACATTTTACAAAAAATCCTGAAGATGATAATAAATTTCATAAAGCATATGCTTTTGGTATACAGTCAGTTGCGGGAAAAATATTAACATTTCACATAATGACAGATTATGGAATGTTAAGGTCAAGAGTTCCAATATCTGAAATTTTTATGAATGAACCAACAAAGGACATTCCTTTTTATTTTAAACAATTATGGGACTGTTTTTCTGAAAATGTTACTGTTAAAATTTTTGATTATCTATATGAAAAAAGATGTGAAGTTGTTTTAAGAGATGGGACAAAAATTTGGGCGACTTATTTAATGACAGTTGATTGGTACAAAAATTCATATTCTGATGAACCGTCAGATTATAAGTGCGGTCACATATTAATTGCCGATGACGGTTATTTATTATGTCAACCAAACAATAGAATTTATTGGAGAGACTCTAATTGGATTACAAATAAATTTCCTATTGAACCAAAATCAATTAAAGTTGATACAGAATTACCTTCAGTTGAAACATTATCTGACAGATGGGTTGCCGATAATGGAGATTGTTATTACTATGACCTTAATGAAATTGAATAGTTCCATATTTATATGATATGGCAAATGGTAAAACATATGGTGTAACGTTTCCTTTCAGAGATTCATTTGATGGTAAGTACTTAGACACTACTGATTTTGACACAGAGGAGATTAGGAGTAATCTTATTCATTTGCTATTAACTAGAAAAGGAAGTAGATATTTTTTACCTGAGTTCGGTACAAGACTATATGAATATATATTTGAACCATTAGACGGACCCACATTTAATCAAATTGAGGCTGAGATAAGGGATTCAATTGAAACATTTATTCCAAATCTACAGGTTAATAGTATTTCTGTAACTGCGGCTAGCGAAGAGGAATTTACAAGTGCTCCTACTACTGCTGGTAATATAGAAACAAATACATTTTCTTTACCTGGCAGAGCAAGTATTGAATATACCGCTAAAGTCAGAATAGACTATAATATTACATCAGGAGTATTTAATTCACCTGACTTCATAATTATTAATATATAAAATGGCAAACAAACAAATTTCATATACTACTAGAGATTTTGTAAATATAAGACAGGAATTAGTAAATTTTACAAAAAGTTATTATCCTGACATCGTACAAAATTTTAATGACGCAGCTATTTTTAGCGTGTTTATGGATTTGAATGCTGCAGTAACTGACAATCTACATTATCATATAGATAGAAGTCTCCAAGAAACAGTACTTCAGTTTGCTCAAGAAAGGTCATCTGTTTTTAATATTGCCAGAACTTATGGACTTAAAATACCAGGACAAAGACCTTCAGTTGCGTTAGTTGAATTTTCTATAACTGTACCAGCTTTTGGAGATAAGGAAGATTTAAGATATTGTGGTATTTTGAGAAGAGGTAGCCAAGTACAAGGTGCGGGACAAGTTTTTGAACTGGCTAACGACTGCAATTTTGCTTCTGATTTTGACAGTTCAGGATTTGTAAATAGATTGGTTATACCAAACTTTGACTCAAATAACCTTATTATAAATTATACAATTGTAAAAAGAGAGGCGGTTGTAAATGGAATAACTAAAGTATTTAAAAAAACAATTACAGATGTAGAATCAAGACCATTTTTTGAACTTTTTCTGCCTGAGAGAAATGTTTTAGGAGTAACAAGTGTGTTACTAAAAGATGGTACTGCATATACTAATGTACCAAGCGCTAGTGAATTTTTAGGGGTTTCTAATAGGTGGTATGAAGTGCAAGCATTAGCTGAGGATAGAATTTTTATTGAAGACCCAACAAAAACATCAGACACTCCTGGTATAAAGGTTGGTAGATATTTACAAACTAATACTAGATTTATAACAGAATACACTCCTGAAGGTTATCTAAAAATTACTTTTGGAGGAGGTAATACGTCTACTGATGAATTACTTAGAGAATTTGCTAGAAATGGACAACCTCTCGATTTGTCTAAATATCAAAATAATTTTTCACTAGGGTCAGTTTTAAAATCCAATTCAACATTATTTGTGCAATATAGAATAGGAGGAGGGTTGTCATCTAACATTGGTGTAAATGTAATTAATAATATCGGTGTTGTAAATTTTGCGGTAAATGGACCCTCAACAAACATTAACACAAGTGTTGTTAATTCACTATCTTGTACTAATACAACCGCGGCTGTTGGAGGCGCCGGATATCCCACAACAGAAGAAGTTAGAAATTATGTCACATTTAATTTTTCTGCTCAAAACAGGGCGGTTACAATTAATGATTACGAGGCTTTGATAAGAAAAATGCCATCTACTTTTGGAGCACCGGCAAAGGTTGCAATTACTGAAGAAGATAACAAAATCAAAATCAATATAGTCTCTTATGATTCTACAGGAAGACTAACCTCAACAGTTTCAAATACTTTAATAAACAATATTGCTAATTATTTGTCAAATTTTAGAATGATAAATGATTATATTTTTGTTACCTCGGCAAACGTGATAGATTTGAGTTTTGATATATCTGTGGCTTTGGACGGTAAACAAAATCAGGGTGTTGTTATATCAAATATTATAAGTGCGGTTTCGAATTATATGGACCCAATTAATAGAGAAATGGGTCAAAACGTAAATGTTTCTGAAATTAGAAGATTAATACAGAGTGAGAATGGTGTAATTGCGGTTACTGATATATTAGTTTTTAACAGAGTTGGAGGCCAATATTCTTCTTTGGAAACATCACAAATATATTTAGACCCCGCAACAAAACAAATTGAACTTATTGACGAAACAATTTTTGCCGAACCACAGCAAATCTACCAAGTAAGGTTTCCAAATAAAGATATACAAATTAGAGTTAAGAATCTATCTACAGTTAATTTCTCTTAATCATTTATTTTTTTAAAAAATGACATAAACTATTTATTAAAAAAATAGTTATGCCCAATTCGTATAGAGTAAGAACTTCCTTAGGTGAAGATAAAGTTATACCAATAAAATTAGACCAAGAATTTGATACACTTGAAATTTTATCCTTATCGATATTTCCAAATGATGTCTATACTAGAAATTGTGCTGATTTTGGAGTAATATGTGGAAGAGTTTTTGCAAACAGAGGATTGGGAATACAAAACGCCAGGGTTTCTGTCTTTATACCAATCCAACCCGAGGATGAAGAAAATCCAATAATATCAACACTTTATCCATATAAAAGTTTTGCGGACTTTAATGAGGATGGTTATAAGTATAATTTATTACCATACGTAAAATCTTACACAGGCCACGTACCTGTGGGGACGTTTCCTGATAGAATTGATGCGTTAACAAATCCTGCCGTAGTTGAGGTTTATGATAAGTATTACAAATTCACAGCTAAAACAAATGACGCTGGTGACTTTATGATTTTCGGAGTCCCTGTTGGGGAATACGAAATTTTTATGCAAGTGGATTTATCTGATATTGGTGAGTTTTCTTTAACTCCTCAAGATTTAATCAGAATGGGTAGGGCTACTGAAAGTCAAGTTAATGGAACCACATTTAAATTTTCAGAAAACTATTCTGAACTTCCACAAATTATAACACTAACCAAAACAGTCCAAGTTGCACCATTTTATGGTGAAAAAGATATATGTGATTATTATATTGTAAGAGCGGATTTTGACCTTACGAGTGAGGCGGCAATTGAATTTAAACCTACCGCTGTTTTTATGGGGTCACTCATATCAAGTAACAATAGAAAAAAACTTAAAAAAAATTGTAAAGTACCTGGTAAGCAAGGGTGGTTATGTGATTTGGTTACAGGTCCTGGCCAAATTGAATGTATACGACAAACTATTTTTACAGATGAAGATGGAAGACCGGTTCTTGAGGAACACAAATTAGAAAATGATGGTAAACTTATAGATAGTAATGGGGCGTGGCTCGTTGAACTACCCATGAATTTGGACTACATATATACTGATGAAAGTGGAAATAGGAGAATATCACCTGACGGAAGTGTTGGCGTTCCTATAAGGGGGAGATATCGATTTAAAATCAAATGGCAACAAACAACTTTATTAAATGAGGAAAATAGAAGGGCTTATTTTTTAGTACCCAACATTAAAGAATACGGGTGGACAAGTCCGGAAAGTCTAAGTGATGCTGATGACCCAGCATTATCAACATCTATTCCTGATTTTGTACCATCTTTAGATAATAATACAAATATAATAAATTTAGCCCCCTCTACCACAACTTATTATGGTTTCGAAAGTTCTTCTAACGTTTCATTATACACCGTTTTGGTAGATGGAGTTGAAAGGCCTGAATACCAACAAATAATTCCTATGCCCCAATTAGTTGGAAGTTTAGTTCAAATAAGCTATTCCTTAATAGATGCGGGCAGTGGAGATGGGTCAATAAGATTTAGTCGATTAAATGTTGGACAGTTCCAACTACAGTCATCCTATGCATTTAGTCTAAGTTGGGTTGATTATGGAACAGATGATATGATTCAAGAGGCCATAAACTGTGAAGACAGATTTTATGAGTTCCAATACAACAAAGTCTACACAGTTTCACAATTAATTGACAGATATAGCGGAGGTATATTTCCCTCAAAGACAATACAGATAAAACACATAACAGATAATAAATGTGAGGGAGATTATTATCCATTCCCCACAAACGATGCTCACTATAGATACGACATACTTTTTATACTTTTTAGTTTTGTAATTTCAATTTTAAAATTTGTTTTTATACCTTTAACATTAATGATGCACATTTTGGCATTCATGTGGTTACCAGTTGGGGCGATTATTGTGTTTGTACAAGGAATAACTACAGTTATTGCTAAAATATGTAATTTTGTTAATACGCTGGGTGCAAATTTAAGTTGTCCAGAAGATACTGGATGGCCTCCATTCCCTGAAAACCCTTTTAAAAACATAGCTCTACCATTATTTCTTAACACTGAAGAAGGATGTGAAAGATGTAGGTGTAATATTGAGGTAATTCCGGAGAATCCAAGTGAGTTGGCAAATGCGATTAACAATTCTATTAATCAAATTTTAGAGGGTAATACAAGTGAATTTGCTAATTTTGCAACTAGCAGCGATTATACTCCAACATCAATTGTTTATCCTTTATTATCAAACAATCAGAACAATCCCACACAGTATACTGACGACCCGCTCCAAGGAAGACTTAGAACTATACTTGCCGGATGGAACGGGGTATATCAAGAAGGATATTTGAACCAATCTAATCATTGGAAAAGATTACCCGTTTTTACCAATACCCAAGACTTTTATCCTAATGAAGTATACGGAGGAATCCAAAGAGATATATTTTCTTTAGATTTAACATTAGCGGAAAGGTTAAATTTATTTAATACAAAGGCGAAATATTTTGATAACATGGTTTCAGCTTGGATACCTGCAAATA